CAAACCCAACACAACCTAATCAAGTATCATTACAAGCAAATAATCAATTTTGTTCGATACTTCACGCTACATTTTTTGACTCAAAACAATGTGATGCTATTACAAATCAGGCCGTAGAAGAACTATGGATGTCTGGTGAAACAATCGGTGGTGGTGTTAATAAAAAAGTAAGACACGTTGAACAACAAGTATTACCAATCAATGATAAAGGTTGGCCATTAACAAGAATACTTGAATTAGCAAAACAAGCCAATAATGCTCGTTATAAGTTTGATATGGCAGGATTTTTAGATGTTGACGCTCCAATGTTAATGAAATATGAAAAAGGTGGTCATTATGATTGGCACGTAGATACAGGTAATGCTGTATGTCATAGAAAATTAAGTTTTACAATACAACTATCTGATTCAAAAGATTATGAAGGTGGAGATATTGAATTTATTGGTTCAAAAGTTGACGCAAAGGCCTTTAGACAAAAAGGTGTTTGTATAATATATCCATCATTTTTACCTCATAGAATAACAAAAGTTACAAAAGGTGTAAGACACGCAATCGTCGGATGGATTCACGGTCCTACTTTTAAATAATGCCGAGAAAAAAGAAACAATCTAAACAACCCGAATTACCTAAACAATTTCAAACACAAAGAGAATTGTTTTTTTCAAGTCCTATCTTTTTTAAAGATTTACAAAATTCTGAAGAATTAAATAAACATCTTTTAAAACATATAAAAACTTGGAAGAAAAGAGATGAAAAGGGTATTGTTCGTTCAAACTCTTTAGGTTGGCATAGTGCCGTTGATATGCACCATAGAAAAGAATATAAACCTTTAGTAAAAGAGTTGTTTAAAATGCAACAGGAAATATATGAGGCCGAAGGCTATCATCCCGATACTGAAGCCATATGTGATAATATGTGGGCAAATATAAACTACAAATACTCTCATAATAAAAATCACGTTCATCCTGGTGCTCAATGGTCAGGTGTTTATTATATAAAGACACCGCCCAATTGTGGCCATATTTGGTTTACAGACCCTTGTGGTCAAAGACATTTAGAAATACCTATTATGGCAGATAAAAAGGCAAAACCTACTCACTATTGGAGAGAAGTACATTATCAACCAATTGAAGGCCGTTTAATAATGTTTCCTGGTTGGTTAACACACGAAGTAGCACAAAATATGTCTGATTTAAAAGGTGAAGATGGTTGGAGAGTTTCAGTATCTTTTAACTTTAAACAAAGATGGAAACCAGGTAAATGGAAACCTCAACCTGGAGGCCACGATAGTGGTGGTATAATTGATATAAACAGTTTAAAATAGGAGTATAAATAGTATTATGAGTGAAAAAACTGAAAGAACATTTACAATTGATGGTAAAGAATATAAAGAATCTGACCTATCTTTAAGATGTAGGAACATAATTGTCGCTAGAGCTGAAATACAACAATCAAAAACTCGACACGAAGTTGAATTGGAAAAAATAGAGGTCTTAACCAATTACTATAATGGTGAAATTAAAAAAGAGTTAGAAAAATCAGATGGCAGCGATAGCAAATCTAAGGATTGACCAAGGGGCAACATTTTCAAGTGATGTAACCGTTTCTGATACAGACGGTGAAGTATTTGATTTAACAGGTTATACAGCCTCAGCCAAAATGGCCAAAGGTTATACTTCTACAAGAACAAGAACAACAATTACGACAACAATTGCTGATGATCCTGCTACAGGTGTCATTACTTTATCATTAACAGCAGATCAAACAAATCAATTAGACGCACCTGCTAGATACGTCTATGACGTTGAAATTACACAAACTTCCGATAGTACCATTACAAGAGTGATTGAGGGTATTATTACAGTAAGTCCATCGGTAACGACTTAATATACATCTTTAGCATAGTTTTATTATAAATATTACAAAAAGAGAGATATATCTATGGTAAAAGCCGTAATCAATAGTACAGGTGGAGTAACTGCTAAAATTAATAGTAGTACCTCAGCTGGACCTCAAAAAGTTAGTGTTACAACTCCAACAGCAAACGTAAATGTTGATGGTGTTAGACAATTAAGAAATTTAACAGATGTTAATGCCTCTACTCTTAATGACGGTGCTTTGATTCAATATGATGCAAGTACAGACAAATTTACAACAAGAAACGAATTAAACACTACCACAGGACCAATAAGATTTAACGGTGGTAATTTTTAGGAGAATTTAAATGGCAACAATACTTCAGATAAAAAGATCGTCAGGAACTACCGCTCCATCGGAATTAGCTCAAGGTGAACTGGCCTATACATATGGCACAGGTACCCAAGGTAATAATGGTGATAGACTCTTTATAGGAACAGGCACCGAAACAGACGGTGTAGCCGCTAATATAGATGTTATTGGTGGTAAATATTTTACAAGTTTAACAAGTCACACACCAGGAACATTAACAGCATCAGCATCTTTGCTTGTTGACTCTAACAAAGCGATTGATGAAATCTTTATAGGTAATAATGCTTCTACAGGTGGTACTTTAAAATTAAACGAAGGTACTAATAACGGCGCTCATTTTGCTGCCATCAAAGCTCCTAACTCTTTAGCTGCTTCATATACACTAACGTTGCCAAGTGATGACGGAGATGCTAACCAGTTTTTACAAACAGATGGTTCAGGTAATTTAAGTTGGGCTGATGTATCTTCTACAATTACATTAGCTGCTGATAGTGGTTCTCCTGACACATTTACAACAGGAAATACATTAACATTTACTGGTGGTACTGGTATTGACACAACAGTTTCAGATGACACAATTACAATTGCTGTTGACGCTACAATTGCTACTGCTTCATCTACAACTACATTTACAAACAAAACTTTTGACGCTAACGGAACAGGTAACTCAATAACAAATATTGAAGTTGCTGATTTAGCGTCTGGTGTTTTAGATACAGATTTATCAACTGTTTCTGCTAGTGATGATACACTTGCTTCTGCTAAAGCAATTAAAGCTTACGTTGATTCACAAGTAACTGCTATTGATGTTGATATAGCGGCTGATACAGGCACAATTGCCATTACAGACGCTGAAACATTAACATTTACTGGTGGTACTGGTATTGACACTTCAGCTACAGGTAATGCCGTTACATTTAATATTTCAGATGGCGGAGTAGATACTACTCAATTAGCTGATAACGCTGTAACAACTGCTAAAATTACAAACTTAAATGTAACTACGGCTAAAATAGCTGCTGACGCAATTGACGGTACAAAAATTGCTGATGACGCTGTTGATTCAGAGCATTTAGTAGATGGTTCTGTAGATAACGTTCACTTATCAGGTTCTATTGCAAATGCTAAATTAGCAAATTCATCAATTTCATTTACAGATGAATCATCAACTGCTGGTTCAGTATCACTTGGCGGAACTTTAGAGTTTCTTGCTGGTGAAGGTATTAATACAACAGCAAGTGGAAACACTTTAACAGTTTCAGCTGAAGACGCTTCTGATACCAACAAAGGTATTGCTACGTTTGATGCTACAGACTTTACAGTAAGTTCTGGTGATGTAACATTAAATGCTGAAAGGGTACAAGACATCGCTGGTGCGATGTTTGGTTCTAATACTGAAACATTAATTACAGCGACTTACCAAGACGCTGATGGTACAATTGATTTAGTTGTTGACAATGATTTAGCAAATTACGATAATACTAATTCAGCATTTATAACTGCTACAAGTTCAGACACTTTACAAAGTAAAACAATTGATAGTGCTAATAACACAATTACATTAGATTTATCTGAAGGAACTTTAACTGGTACTACTGCTGAATTTAATTCTGCTTTAAGTGATGGTTCTTTTGCTACATTAGCAGGTACAGAAACATTATCTAATAAAACACTAACGGCTCCTAAATTTGCTGATGGTGGTTTTATTGCTGATGCTAACGGTAATGAGTTAATTCTATTACAAACAACTACAAGTGCTGTAAATGAATTAGAAATTACTAACGCTGCTACAGGTAATGCCGTTCAAATTGCTACAACAGGTGGTGATACAAACATTGACTTAAAAATCAGTCCAAAAGGTTCTGGTGTTGTTGATGTTGATTCAAGTAGAATTACAAACGTAACTGATCCATCAGGTGCTCAGGACGCTGCTACTAAAGCATATGTAGATAGTGTTGCCAATGGTTTAGACGTAAAAGCTTCTGTTAGATATGCTTCAACAGCCAATATTGCTGGAACATATGACAATGGCGCTGGAACAATTACTGCTGGTTCAAACGGTGCTTTATCAATTGATGGCCAAACTCCATCAACAAACGATAGAGTATTATTAAAAGATCAAACAGATGCTACTGAAAACGGCTTATATAGAGTTACAACAGTAGGTGATGGATCATCTGCTTACGTATTAACAAGAACACCAGACGGTGATGAAGCGATTGAAATTACAGGTGGTGCTTTTGTATTTGTTGAAGAAGGTACTGCTAATGCTGATAACGGTTATGTATTTACACATAACGGTACACCAACACTAGGCTCAACTGATATTACAGTTGCTCAATTCTCTGGTGCTGGCCAAATTTCAGCTGGTGACGCTTTAACAAAAACTGGTAATACTTTAGATGTTGCTGTTGATGATACTACTATTGAAGTATCAGGTGACGCTTTACAAGTTAAGGCTTCAGGAATTGGTACTAACCAATTAGCTGATACTGCTGTTACAACAGCTAAAATACAAGACAATGCCGTAACTGTTGGTAAATTAGCAACAACTTTAGATTTATCATCTAACACAATTACTTTACCTAGTACATTTGTTACTACAACTGGAACACAGACATTAACAAATAAAACTATTAATGCTTCACAATTAGTTGACGCTTCAGTTACAAACGCTAAATTAGCAAATAGTATTATTAACTTTACTACAGATAGTGGAAACCAAGACATTGATTTAGGCGATACTATAACAGTATCGGGTGGTGAGGGTATAGATACTTCACAATCAGGAGATACGTTAACAATTGCTGCTGAATTAGCAACAACATCAAACAAAGGTGTTGCTTCATTTAGTTCAGATAACTTTACAGTAAATACAGGAGTTGTTACAGTTACATCAATTGATGGTGGTACATTTTAATTATTAATTTAGGAGATTAGTAAGTGACAGCTGTCATAAAATTAAAAAGAGGTACAACTACTCCAACTACTGGTGATATTACTAGTGGTGAAGTTGCCGTTGATACTTCGGCACAAAAATTTTATATCAACGACAGCGGTACAATTAAATCAATCGGTGATACTTCTTTATCCGATTTAAGTATTACATCAACAGCTGCGGAACTTAATCATTTAGATGGTGTTACTGGTATTACATTAGGCACTGCTAACGAATTACTTGTTGTTGGCGGAGATGGTTCTAGTATTGTAAGTGATAGCACTTTAGCAGTTGATACTAGTAATAATAGATTAGGTATCAACCAATCCTCACCTGATGTAACATTACATATGACAGGCGAAGGTGCTCAAACAGCACAAATTCGTATGGAACAGTACAATGATAGTGCTGATGCTCCAGATTTAAGAACAAGAAGATATAGAGGTACAATTGCCTCGCCAAGTGCCGTATCATCAGGTGATTATCTATATAGAAGTAACCACGAATATTGGAATGGTTCAGCACTTATTGTCGGTGGTACTTTTGCTTTTGACAACACCAATGATGCTAATAGAACACAGTTTGCTGTTTCAGTTACTACAGACGGTACATCAGCAGATGCTAACACACCAAGTAAAGTACAGTTTAAGATTGATGGTAACGATAGTGGTGCTATTACATTCAACAACGCATACAAATTTCCAACAAGTGATGGTAGCGCTAATCAAGTATTACAAACAGATGGTTCTGGTGCTTTAAGTTTTGCTACTGTTTCATCGGCATCAACTTTAACAATCGCTGATGATACATCTACAACTGCAGATATTGATTTAGGAAGTGAAACTCTAACAGTCGCTGGTGGAACAGGAATTACAACAGCAGTTTCTGGTAATACTTTAACAATTACAGGAAGTGCTACACAAAATACTTTTTCAACAATTAATCTAAATGACTCAACAAATA